CCCCATATCATTTATTCGCGGTTCGGGCTGATCTTCCACGGGTGCCAGCACGATTGCCGATTGCACTTCCTCCCATGACGGCAAAGGCGCGCCCGCCTCGTATAACACTTGGTAACGGCTGATCTTCCCGAACTTTGCAAATTCCATTTGATAATCGGAAGGCTTTAACTTGCGGACATAACCCTTTGAGACAAGGCGATTTAACACGCGGGAGACCGTAGCCTTGTCGCAATCCACAATCGCGGAAAGCGTTGTAACACCAGGCCAACAAACGCCATACGAGTTAGTGAAGATGCAAAGCGCGGCAAGCGTTCGGAACTCCCGCTCTTTTAATCCGCGATCCAACAACGCGCGAACCGGCAGGATAGACCATTGCCGCTTGATTTCCGGCATATCAGAATGGGATTTCGTCATTAGGATCGCCTTCTTTGTTAGATTGCACCCGCGCTTCAAGTATCTCCGCGCCAGGGAATGCCTGTTTCGCTTGCGCCAGAATGTCCCGTTCGTCCCATATCTTCCAAATGCGCGCGATTTCCTCAACCGATACAGCCACAACGTCAGGATGCTCTCTCTGAGCAACACAAGCACCCTCAATCGTCCTACAAACGCGCAGGACGCGCGTCTCGTCAATTCGGGCGTCATACCCCTCGCCGGACGGTGGAAGCGCGCCAGCGGCGCTCGCAGCGCGATCTAGAGCATACCAGCCACGCGCCGCGGCGTCGGCATGTCGCCGCACCTCATCGGGATCGTTCTTGTCGATTGCCGCATTGAGCCGGTGGACCGTTTGCCAAAACCGCTCGCGCAATTCCGCGTCTACCAATTCCGGCAAACGATCCACGCCCCATTTCCGCTCCATTTCCGACGCCACTTTGTCATAGTCCACAATCGCGCTTTGCACCTTCGCATATTGCCGCGAATAGCTAGCCCCGAAATCGCGTTGTATTCCACGATCTGGTGCGGGCACTTTCCGACGCGTCGAACGCGTTTTTTTATTCATTCCGACACCTCAAACAAAACACGATTTCCGGGCATGTCCCGTCCCATGTCCCCCCCTAAAGGGGGGGGGACATGCGGACACGTCCCATTTCATGCCAAAATAGACAGGACACCAACAGGACATGAGCCAATAAGCCATTGATTTCATTGAATGTCCGCCATGTCCTGTCATGGGACACGCTAAACAGGACATGTCCGCACAGCGTCCCATTAGAATTGTTCTAAAAACGCAACTTATAAGCATATTTCTGCCCCCGCCTTTTCAACCGCCAGTAGCTCCCTCGCAACCATGCAAAACGCCTCAAATTCGCACTCGCAATAATAAGACCACGCGTAATCGCCTGAGCCATTCGCCATTTTAACAAACGCCGCGAATGGTATCCGCACAATTACCGGACCGCGATCAAAGCGGCATACCAGTGCAGGCATAGCGCCAGCCGTCCGCGCCGCGTCACATGCCTGCCGCCACCATTCGGGACGGATCGGCCCTTTAGCGTATCGCTTGCATTCGATCACGAATGGGAACGGTTTGCCGTCGACGCGTACTAGGTCGCCGCGTCCGCGTTCTTGATACTGTAAGAGGTCGCGCCGGAACGCGATCCCTAGTTCCGCGTCTAATTGCCGCGCAATATCGCGTTCGAACGTCGCGCCCTTCTGCCTGCCGCCGCCTTGCTTCACGCGCCGCCGTCCCGCGCTGCGCGTATCATGCGGTCAAGGTCGTTCATCGTTTCTGCGTTGCGACGCGCCAGCCCTTCCGACAGTATTTCATCCGCCAGCGCGGACATGCTTCTGTGCGCTGAACGCGTCACCGCGTCGCGCAATGCTTCATGTGTTTCGTTTGATAACCTCAAACATACGGGCCGAATGCCCTTTGTTTCTGCCATTTTTAACCGCCTTGAATTTTTTTTCATAAAAGCACTTGCAATGAATAATATCGTTCCGATATAACTATGCAAGCGTTATGAAGCAAACCAACCAACCAACCAACGGAGAACCACGATATGACCATAAACGATTATACACTTGACGAATACGCCACCGACATTGCAGAAGAAATTCTGCGCGAATGCGAAGGCGAACGCGAAACTGCTATGGACCGCGCGCATGAGGCGGCAGATGGCAGCGAATGGGTAATCTACTACAGCAAGGCGCACGAACTTTGCCAGAACTGCAACACCGACAACGGCGAACAATTCTATGATGACTGCGGCCCGTGGGAAGACGTTACTTATGACAAGATAGCCACCATCATTGCATATGGCGAACTACGCGCCCGGATCGAACAAGCAATCGACGCAAAGATTGACGAAATAGAGGCAGCGTAATGATTAAAGACGGTATTCTGTTATTCGCCGCCATATTCGGCACGATGCTATTGGCCGAAGCGCTCATGCGCCTTGGCGCTTAACCAACCAACCAACCACAGGAGAAACACGATGACTGACACAACCACGCTCGAAACATTACGCCCGGAAGGCTACCATCGCCCGGTTCACGTAACAGCCGAATACATGGGTTCGCGTTATCTGATAACCCACACGACGGGCTGGGTTGAGGCGGAGAATGTCGCTTGTGATTACGCCCGCGAATTTGATGGCGCGGAGTTTTTTACTGGCGATATTTACGGCTCGCAATCAATAAACGGCAAGGCGCGGGATTTCCGCCGCGCATATAATAGAAAGGCGGCCTCGCAATGATCGCGCCATATACAAACGACCGCCGCGTAACGGGGCAGGGCTTGGTGCGCGGATGTTTTGAGGTTTCCGAAACGTCCGTATTTTTCGAATGGGCGGACCGCGCAGACGCGCACTATTGGCCGGGCGCGGACGCGATAGAATGGCCGCACGTCATATTCACGGCGGACGGCACGCGCGTTTGCAAAGTCATGAAGACGCGCGTTCGCGTTGTTATCGATGAATCGCCAAACGGCGCGCCCGTGTCGGAGACTTGGCGCATAAAGGCGCGGCGCGTATATGACGTCGCACAATGGGAGGCCGCGAAATGATCGCCCTTAGAACACGCGTAACGGTCCGCGCGATAGACGCGGACCGCCCGCGCATAATATGGGCGTCCGGCATGATCGTCGGGCGCTCTTACACATGCCCGCCCGTTTATGATGTGCGCCGCGACGATACCGGCGACACGTTGCAAAAAATAAGCGCGGAACACATAGAGGTTTCACCATGACCGCGCCGCAATACGTCGCCTATTATCGCGTGAGTACACAACGCCAAGGGCAATCGGGCTTAGGCCTAGACGCGCAACGCGCCGCCGTTGAACCGTGGCGCGGCGAGATCGTCGCGGAGTTTACGGAAATAGAAAGCGGCAAGAAAAGCGACCGCCCGGAACTAGCGCTTGCCCTCGCCGCGTGTCGGGAGAAGGGCGCAACGCTGTTGATCGCGAAGCTGGATCGCTTGGCGCGCAACCTTCATTTCGTTTCGGGCCTGTTGGAAAGTAACGTCCCTATTATGGCGGCGGATATGCCAGAAGCGGACCGGACATTCCTGCAAATGGCGGCGGTGTTTGCCGAATGGGAAGGCCGCAAAATCAGCGAGCGCACTCGCGCCGCCCTTGCTGCCGCGAAGGTGCGTGGCGTTACGCTTGGTTGTCCGTGCCCGGAAAAGGGCGGCGCGGCGACTAAACGCAAGCGCCTTGCCGCGTCCGCGCGTGTGGCGGAAGGGGCGTTAGCGGTCGCGCGTCCGCTACTGGACAGGGGCGCAAGTCTGCGCGAAATTGCCGCCGCCCTGAACGGGTCTGGAATTTCAAGTGCAATGGGCAAGCGCTGGCATCCCGCCAGCGTATCCCGATTAATCGAAAATCACGGAGGATAATATGGTTGGAAAATTAACACCGGACGACATCATCAGCGCGAGCGTTGTGCCTGCGCTGCTCGGCTATAGTAAGTATATGACGCGTAATCAGTTGCTTGAACGCTGCATAGCGGCGGCGGAAGGTACGTTCGTCGATACCTTCACGGGCAATGAAGCGACGTTTTGGGGTAATGAACTCGAACCCGTGATATTGAAAGTCGCGGCGGAGCGTTTGGGGCTGCAAAATTTCCGCGACGATTTTCCTGCGGCGTATTCTCATCCGACGCTTCGCATGGCCTGTAGTTTAGACGGGTTGGGAGAAGGGCGAGGTACGATCAGCACTGACGAGGACAGGGGCATATTCCTGATGAACGCTGACACGATAGACCTGACCGGGCCTGTGATTGTGGAGAGCAAAGCTACACGCTCGCACTCTGAATCCAG